GCGACGGGGGCTGAACCGGTCCTGGCGTAGGCGGAGCGGGGGGCTGAGGGCCAGGACCAGGAGCCGGAGGCTGAACGGGAGCGGGTGTCTTAGAGGCGGGAGCAACCGGCCCCATAGACTGAGCCCAGCCCTCGATGGTCTTGTAGGCCTCGGAGATACGAACAGCAAGAGCAGAACCGAAGGCGGTAGAACCAGCCTTAGTCGGGTGAGTGTCGTCAGACATCAGCAGAATGTCTCGAGTTCCGTCGTTCTGCTTCCGAGCCTCATTACCTGTACCGGACAGGACGTCGGAGACCTGAATCACAGGGGCGCCAGGAGTAACCGGGGTTTCTCCGGATGCGGGAGTCCAAGCCCGAGTCACTCGGTAAGCGACACCGCCATAGACAACAACGTCGCCCTCAGCGTTGTCTCGATCCTCTCGGAACGGGACAGCCTGCTTCTCAGCAATGCCGAGCCAGTCGACGAAGGCGACACCATTAGCCAGACCACCGGCAGCCTCGACACCAGCCTTGTGTGCCTTCACGTTGATGTGAGCGTCTCGAGACTGAAGTCGGCTAACCGAGGAGGGCTCTGCACCGACCATGATGATCGGAACATTCGGAAGCTTAGCTCGAACCTTGGTCACGAACTGCTTGACTGCCTCGGTGATCTTGGCGCCGTTGGTGTCACCGTTCTCAACAACCTTGTCGCTGTTGAGGGACCCGACCGTGACAATCAGGTTCGGGATAGCCGCACAAACGGCGTTCACTCGAGAGTCGGCCTCAAAGCTGAGGTTACCTTCCTTCGAGTGAGCGAAACCACTTCCATCAACAGCGCTGACCATAGGGACACACCCGAGCAGTCGAGACGCAGCGGCAGGAAGGTTGAACCCAGGACCCATCATGGCCTCAGTAGACCAGGAGTCCCCGAAGAAACCGACGGTAGGAACAACTCGACCCGCCTGGAGGGGGAGCGAGTCAAGTACTGTAGACAGACCAGCGCCACCACCGCTACCTCCAGACAGGAGGGGCATCGGACGGGAAGCAGGACCGAAGAAGATGTCCGGAGCGATCTTCCGAACCGGGGTAGCCGAAACGATATCGATCGTCTCACCTTGGACAAGAGAGACGTGCTTCCGAATAGTCCCAGCCGGAGTCTCGATCTCGACAGTATGAGTCCAGTTACCACCCGGGTTGACTCCGTTGCCGGGAGCTAGAATCTCAACTCGGATTGCCCCAGCAGTATCGGTAGTAACCAGGTACTCCCGCATGGAAACTTCAGTACCGTTGAGAGTTGCGGTAGCGCCATCAACGTCCGGAGTAATCCGAACAGTGGCCTTACCGTTCTGTCCGCCAGGGATGGTTCCAGTAATAGTGCAGTATGGAGCTGCCATTTTGAGCCTCCTACGGCTGCTCAGCGCGGTCAAGCGCCGAGTTCACTCGAGTATTGGTGTCAGGACCATAGATACCATCTACCTCAGATCCGACAGCCTCCTGGACGGCCTCGACGGTTGCGTCGTGAGCCTCCTCAGAAGCAGGACCCCAGAAGCCGTCCTCCTTGGTACCGACGACAGACTGCGTGAAGGCCACACCGAATGGGAAGGTGTTTCCGCCCCAGTTAGAAGCCGCAGCCAGAGCGTAGCAACGAGACCGAGTGTTGGGTCCGGCGACGTTGTCGGGGTTAGCACGAACTGCACGCTGGAGAGCGCGGATGTCGACCGGTCCAGAAGGAGCACTAGGCTCCTCGCTGTCGGTGTAAGCCGGTCGAATCACATAAGCAATGGAGTGACTGCGCACACGGCGCCACACACCATTACCCGCCGACTGGGATCCGTAATCGCCGGAAGAGGTATTCCCTTCAATGGTTTGGAGAGTCCCTCCACCAAGGTTCTTCTCAACGAATCCGACGTGATCTGTGCCGCCGCCATCCCAGTTGTAGATGACGACATCTCCTGGGCGTGCGTCGTAAACCGATACGAAGTAAGCGTCGGGGTGCTGTCGGACCTTATTGACGGTGTAGTCAGTGTTAAAGGAGAAGCCACCAATAGCGTCAATCTGCCCGCACTCGTCCAGACACATGCTAACGAAGAGCATGCACCACCAAACAGAGTCGGACGGTCCAGCAAGCCACTGCTGACCAGATCGATCGGCCCAGTATCGTCCGGCTTCGGATCCGGGGTTCGGGTCATCTGGCGCATAGTATCCAATCCTCGAAGCTGCTCGAGCGAGGACCTGCTCAGCTACGCTCACTTCATCACCTCCATAGTCTGGGACACGCGAATGTCCTTATCTTCCATCGGGTCAGTACCGATGTGGGCCTGTGGGGCGAGGGACTCTTCGGGGAAGTCGTACTCAACCCCCTCGTAAGTGCTGATCATTAGTTATCCCTTCGAGCCAAGCTTAGCTCGCCTGGCCCTGTTGAGTTCCCGGTTCCGTTCCATGATCTCGGACTGGGACATCTTCTTATCGGGCTGGTTCTTTTGGTTACAGACCCGAATGAGTGTGAGTAGTCGGTTGATGTGCCAGTTCTCACACTCGAAGGGGATCTGACAAGCAATCATCCAGTAGTAGATTAGTTCGGAGGATGTATACTCACCAGATCCAGACTCTCCACCCGTATCTCGGATGGTGGTTGCGGTCATCGTATCGGCCATGTAGGAACTGATACGCTCGACCTCAGATGGGGGGATCCTATCCAGGAGTGACGGGTCGTATTCCTCATCAGTAATCATACACTTGATGTAGAGTGCCATCTCCTCAGCGGTGACTTTGTCGTTACCGATGAGGTGTTTATGGGTGATTGACTCCCATTTTGACAGCGCGACCAGGTTGTGCTCCAGATGTAGTACTCCGCCAGGCATGGAGACAAAGGTACCTGTCTCCTCGTCGAACCCGTCGAGATCCGGGATAGAAACTATAAGCATTGCAGGCACCGAGGGCCCAGGAGTCTAGGTCTCTGAGCCCCCGGTGTGGTATATCAGCCTGCGAAGTGGGCCTTGATCTCATCGGGAAGGAGCAGCTTGGGCTCGAGAGCCGCGCCACCATCCTTACCGAAGAGCTTCTCCTCGAGCGCCTTCAGCTTACCAGCGTCGACGTCGAGAGACGAGATGGTCAGCAGAGAAGTGGGCTTCGCGCCAGACACCGTGACCGGAGTGGTCGACAGCTCCCACGAGAACGAGATCGCCTCGGGAGAGTCGTTGACGGTCTTGTAGCCCTTCTCCGAGGGAGAGGCCTTGCAGCCGTACAGGAAGTGGAGCTTGTAGCCCTTGTCCTGACCGGCTACGTCGTCACCAATCTTGGTGCGGTAGACCAGACCGAAAGAGAGTCGATCCTGCTGACCGATCTTGACACCCTTAGTCAGAGTGGCAGAACCGTCGCAAGCCTCGAACTCGTCGGGGTAGGTGTAGGCTTCGATGGTGGCCTTCAGCTTCTCGGCCGAGAGCATCGAGAGATACAGAATGTTGTCGGCGTAGAGGTCAGTAGCCTCAGCGCCCTCAGGCTTCTCGGAGATGGCGGTGATACCATTCCAAGCAACGCCGGTGCCGTAGGTCTTGGTGGCGGGGTTGTACACATAAAGTGCACAGTGGTCGACACCAGTCTCAATACGGCGCTCACCAGTCTTGTCCCAGACAAGTGCAGCCATGTTATCTCCTAATAATAGACGTCGAAGATGTCGTGATAGAGGTTATCCGCTACGAGTCGAGACTCATGGCGGCTGAACAAAAGGTCCTCGATCTTCGTTCGTGTCGGGTCTTCGGGATGCCGGGCAATCAGAGTAACCTGGAACCGGTTCGCTTTGATATATTTGAGGTTGTCCGCGTACATCGGATCACCCGGATGCCGCTCGTATACGATACACGGATACGAGAGCTTAAACGACGGGAGTGGCTGATAATAGACCTTATCCGACCCGAGGATCTCTAACAGCTTCTCATGGAGAGCTAGCCGTCGGTCCATTATACACTCCCGTCAACTCGAGAACCAGACGGGGGAACTTCAGCTCCACGTAGGATATCTTCCAAAGTCCCCCCATCCAGCGTACGTACTTGAGACTCTGAATGTTATCCGTTAGAAAACCGTCAGCAATAATGCTGATCTGGTTACTGAGGTTGATACTCCCCAGAATCTCATCGCTGCTACCAAAGCGGCGTGCTTCACGAAACACATCGCCATAGTACTGTTTCTCGATGATCTTGTCTTCCCAAATTCCCGGCTCGGTCTGGACCTGTGTGGCAAATCCTATCTCACCGAAGAATTTGGCCATCTATCACGGCTCCGCGACGACGTTACCAGACTCCACCTTTCGCTCAACGATCACAGCCGACTTGGGCTGGGTGAGCGCGCCGGAGAGACGAGTCTCCAGCAGGTAGTGGTACTGGTTGAAGCTGATGTCAAAGTCCTCTGCGGCGAAGAGCTGGCCGCCCTTGTCCGCACCAACCGTATAATCGGTCATGTTGACAATGATGCCGAGAGCTTCGAGCTCGCCATTCTTTGCGGAGGTGCGCTTAAGACCCTTCATCAGCGGTACCTTGACGATCTTAGAGACGCCGATGTAGTCAGCCAGCTCACCAACCGTGCGGAACTGACGGTGACCCATCTTGTCCTTGAGGAGGAGCATCTCGGTGACCAGTCGGGGGTCAGCGAACCAGGTGGGGTTACCAGCACCGTCATACTCATCCATAGCGCGGACCATAGAGTCCAGGATGTCGTCGACGGATGTCTCCTTGGCCAAGACGACGCGAGGAGCGTAGAGGCTGTCCTCCTTGTAGATCGGGCGGATGCAGTCCTCCTTGATCTTGTCCTTAGAGGAGGCCTGGCGACCATCACCGATGAGGATGGCTCGACCGAGCTCCTCCTCGATCATGATCTTCATCTCGCCGCGAATCCAGGACACCACATCAAAGTCAGTGATGTCCAGGATATCATCCCTATCCAACCTCTGCTTCTTATAGATGGTGGTAGGCGAGGTGACACGCTGCAGAAGCGTGAAGACCTCATCTTCCTTCTTATTGCCTTTGATGTAACCCTTGGCACGGGCCTCGTCCGCAGTGATGTCTGCGAAGCGGGTGCGAATGCGGGAGAAGGGGGAGTGCTTGGCGCCACCCACGACCGCGTTGACCCAATCAGTCTTACGCTTGATGAACTCGGGGGTGTTCCACAGATCCTTAGCCTCGGGGAAGAGGGTCTCGATCTGCTTGATGCCGTAAGCGTCGGCGTGAGCCAGGATGGCCTGCTTCAGGGAGCCGCTGGAGCGAGCATCCTCGAAGATGGTTTCGACCTGGGCGTGAGTCAGGACGGGGAGCTCCTCGGTGGTAGCGGAGCCCTCAAACACGTTCTTGTGAGCCATAGTATCCTCAGTTGTGTCGGAATGGGCGGTGTCCTCAACCTCTTCGGTCTCCGACTCCTCCGCCTCTTCATCTACGGAATCGACGAGCTGTCCAACGATGGCGTAAACCGCCGTCTTCTGCTCTTCGGTCATTCCATCGAAGATCTCCCCGAGAGTGGGGTCATCCTCGTCGCCCTCAGCCTCATCGGCCTCCGGCTCCTCCTCAGCGTGCTCAACGTCATCCGTCTCCTCCGCCTCGAAGTCCTCATCCTCGTCCTCATCACCGTGAGAGACGAAGTCCAGCTGCGCATCGGTGTAGATGACAGCCTCAATCTCAGCGCCATTGTCACCATGCTCGATGGAGACCTGGTCAATGAGTGCGCCAGGGTTGGCGCCGCGGAGCACCAGGCTCACCTCGACGAGCTCGCCGTGGACAACGTCATTGCCCTTTGCGCGAACGTGGGTGGCGTAGATGCTCATCGCCTTGATGTCGCCGTTCTTGACCATCTCACGAGCGGTCCGGCCACGATCGGTGTTGTTCAGATGGGCGTAGGCGTAGACCCCATCCTCTCGGACCTCCAGGTCGGCGTGCCCGAGGACGTTCTCGACGTCTCCGTGCTTGTGCTGCCAGACCAGAGGTACGGTCTTCCCATCGTACGCCGCGAATGCCCCGTGCCGGATGATCTTGTTGTCCGAGCACCGAACATCATTCTTCGTGGCGTAGCCAGAGAAATCGCACTTAACTGCCATTTTGACTACTCTCCATCAGTTCGGAAATTGGTACCTCCGATGCAGGAGTCTCGTCGACTGGCTCTTCACCAGGCGGCTGCTCCTCGCCCATCGGATTGATGTTGGAGTTCACCAACTGGTTCGCTGTCTCGTCTTCGGACTGGGCCCAGCCGAACTTCGGTCGAAGCTCATTGGCCGTACCAATCTCGTTACGCTTGACAGAGTCGACCAGCTTGGACATCTCCTCCAGCGGGACGTTAAGGAATGGATCCTCGATCGCCATGATCCGCTGACGCTGCGTTCGGGCAGTCTTTGTGAGGAAGGTCCGGGTGATAGCGTCCGTGATCGCCTTCAGAACTGGACGAACCGTTCGGTTCTGGTAGTTCAGCATCTGTCGAGCATCGGCCTTTCCGGTGAATACATCCTCAGTCATTCCGAGCTGGTTGTACAGCTGGGTAGTTAGCCACTGGATCTGACTCATGAGGTTGTTCTCGGAAGGTCGGTTCAGCTGAGTGATTCGCTCTGCACCATCGGTGTAAGCGATACCGTACTGAGATCCTGCGAGTTGTTCCTCAATCGCCTTGCGGCGTGCCTCGGCCTGCTGCTTCTTGAGCTCAGTCTTGACGACATATGGAAGCTGAATGATAATGTCCAGCTTACCGGAGCCAGACTGCTTGTCGATGGCATCGAGCAGATGTAGCTTCTGCGTCAGTCGCTGCAGCGTAGAACTAGGGGCATTCATCACACTATACAGAGGATTCTGCACAATAGCGACGAATTCCTTGTCGAGCGTCAGCTGCTCTCGCTGTCCAGTTTGGTCGTTGTAGACCTCAACCCGGACGTGGCGAGGATACCAATTCAGGATCGTTCCGATACGCATCGACTTGACATCGTATCCCTGGGTCATATCAGGACTCACGTCCGTATCGACAGGGACGATCGCCACAGCGCCTTCCTCGAACAGAGTCAGGACGAGATCCTGGAAGAACCCCTGTCCAGTCTGATCAATATTGGCACTCAGAGACAGACAGTCATCCAAGTAGCTACGGTAGTAGCTCTTGAGGTTACCATTCTCGTCAGTCTTGACGTGTCGGATCGGGACGTTCGATACATCGATAGCAATCTGGTTGTAGATGCTAGTGACAATCGTCTGATCACCAACGACAGGCCGGTAGTTCAGGTTCGGATTTCCAAACGTCCACGATCCATACTCGGGTGTGAAGTTCTTCTTGTCCGGAGACCTGGTGAATGCATTCCAGGCGTGGCTCAATCGGTCGGTTAAACCCATTTCACCTCCTTGCTCATTCGAATGCCTCCTTGTTGATCTTGTATGCCACGAAGGCATCCATCAGAGCAGCCACTGAGTCGATCTTCTCTTCCGAGCGCTTCTTCAGCAGCTTTCGGTTACCGTTGGTATCCTCAAGGGTGACACAGTTCCCCATGGTGAAAGACATGAGTTCCTGGTCGAAGATGAGGAGTCGCTCGGCAGCCAGCTTCTTCAGTTCCCCAAGTGGGACCGATTCTGTCCTGGCTCCCTGAATGACCTTCTCAATACCATACGGGCCGTTCTCCTGCTCCCACCGGGTTACGAACTCCTTGGCGTTGTACGGGTCGAACCCAAATGCCGAGACGTCGTATTTTTGTTCATCGATGTACTGGTCTAGATCTTCGTAGACTTCCATCATGTCCAGGACGGTACCCTCCATGACTCGGAGGCTTCCTTCTTGGATGAACTCGTCATACTTCTGACGCAAAGCACCCGGTAACTTCATGAGCGTGAGCTCAGAGATATATGCCAGTGTCTTTACGCCGAAAGCCTGATTCCTGAGTGGGAAGAGGAATGTGAACGCACAGAAATCATCACCCTGGGACAAGTCGGCGCCCATAGCGCATTGCATGTTCCAGAAAGTGTTCTTCCGGTGCGGGATCGTCTCCTCATAAGTGAAGAAGTACGTGTATCCCTCCATAGGGATTCCGAACCTCTTAGCGAGGATGTCGTTTCGAGCGGCTGGAGCTTGCTCCATTCGATCGACGTCCTGCTGGTACCGATCATAAGAGACAGTGATGCCGATGTTCGGCTGGGCTTTAACCCACATAGCAGGATCTGCTACTTCCTTGATGTCGTCAAGTCTGTAGTAGAAGATTGAGATGTGAGGGGCGATGTATTCGCCCTTCAGTATTTTGAGCAACTCCATCTTCATGGTGTCACCCACCGCATTGCGGATAGTTCCCTCAGATGAGACGGCTAGAATGACCGGATCATCGATCTTCGAGGCACCCTGTTCGAGTGCACCGACAACGTCCTCACGGATATCGCCGGAAAGCCACTCATCCACCGTACAAACTTTTGGTCGAAGGCCCTGTAGCTTGTCGATAGACATGGGTCGAACCTCGAGGAGGGACCCGGTGAGGAAGTTCTCCACACCTTTCTTCGTAGCAACCAGCTTCTGGCGGTTAGCCCTCGCACCGGTTGTATTTTGAATGGATCCCTCAGTCAGGAACTTATATAGCGGACCTCGGGCTCGAGTGATGGCGGTCCGGAATGGACCCATCACCTCTTCAGCCTGCTTCATGGTCGGAGCCGTAGCGATCTGATGTGTCGTAGTAGTGTCGATCACCAGGAAGTAGTTCTGGATCAGAGACATATACATCGACTTCGCTGCTCCACGAGCAACGATCAGATACTGCTTGATCGTAAGGCGCTTCTTTACGGTTTTGGTCTCATAGCGACCGCCGACTCCGTCCTCATATGGGACGAAGACCTGGCGATCCTCGAAGTAGTACCATCCAAGGAGCTGTTCGGCCCAGAGCTTGAAGCTGTCTAGAAGATGGAGGTCGGCTCCGTCGGACAGAGTAAGCTCGTTTTCACAGTATGCGATGAACCCTTCTACGGCTTGATCGTCGTAGTAGTATTCGGGATTAGCGACCAGTGCGTCAATCCGGTTCATCTCACATGAGATCTCTTCGCATACTGGAATCTCGCCTCGGATGACTGCGTCACGAAACTGCCCGTAGTATTTTGGTACTGCGGTGTTCGAGAGCATTACTTAGCCGTGCTCCCCGGGTTACGAGGGTACCGCTTCTTCTTGGGCGAGGGCTTAGTCTGCTTGAACGACTTGGGCTTCTCGATCTGCTTGCGTTCGGGAGCCTTCTTGAGCGCGGGACCGCCAATAGACTTGGCTTCCTTCTTAGTCTCCTCAGCCACGACAGAAGCGGCCTCAGCGGCTTCCTTCGCCTTCTCCGCTGCCTTCTTGAGAGTCTCGGCTGCGGACTTCCCCGACTTTCCGGGATCGAACGACTTATCGAAGGCCGTCTTCATAGCCTTGGTTGCTGCGTACGTTCCGGCCTTGGTCAGAGAGTTCTCGAGTATCGATCGAGTGACTTCACGACCTCGAACCAGGTGGCGATCGGCCTTGAGCTCCCGATAGCGTTTCTCTTGCTCCAGCCGCTTAATTCGAGACTGGAGCTCGGTGTCGCTGATCTTCTTGTATCCTCGGTTTGCGAACTTCTTTCGGGCCTTTGCTGCCTTCTTGGCTTCGACCTTTCCGGCAACTCGTGCGTCATGAGCCTGCTTAGCCTTTCGAACGCTGGACGCCGTCTTTCGTGAAGCGTCGACGGTGAAGCGCCCAGTCTTCTTGAGGGCCCTAGCTGTTGCGACACGTCCGGCAGAAGCCTTCTTACGAATGACGCCCCATCTCTGTCCCTTTACGCCGTGGTGGACGAGGTCTTCTACCTCTGCTTCCCCTCGGTCTGATAGATCAGTCGCCATGCTGCCTCCTCGATCAGCTTCTGGTATGCCGATACCAAGAAGGAGTTCCCCGGTGGGTCGAAGAACAGCTTAACCTTCATGGCGATGTAAGACTTGATTGAGGCCTCGTCGTCGATCTGGTCGAAGACGGTCCAGGCCGTATCTTTTTCAATCGGGACATCGCATTTTGGCCCCAATTGTGCGAGATCCATCCGTGCAGTGTTGATGTGCATGAGGATCTGGTCGTCGAAGACGTCATAACCCGGCATGATGCCGATTGCCTTCTTGGTATCTTCAAGAATCGTTCCCATTAGATCCTCCAGGGAGCTTGATCATTCGGTCGACGCTCAACAACTCGTGGTGTCAACCTCGATCGGTCTCCGAAGTGTATCGCGTTGTGGGTATTCTTGGTTGTCGTGATGAGAAACTCTGGATCGAGGATGTCTGGATTGAATTCCTCGAGATCTCTGGGCTGAATCGGATTCATGTGGTGGATTAGCGGCATGTATCTGATGTCGAGTCCCTCGATCCCGAGGTCACAGGCTTCATCTCGAGCCAGAACAAAGTTCCTGACCTTCTTCCACTCCGTTGAGGTGTAGAATCGTTGGTTCAGGTAACGATCAAAGCCAAACGTGGCTGTACCGACTTGCCCGGTGAGAGCCAGGTAGTCAAACCGCTCCTCAAAGGTCTCGAGGCGCGCCAGTTCAGTATACGTTCGTAACATCTCCCGCTCCAGAGTATGTACGGAAGGCTTCGATGGCTTCTTTGGCAATCTTCTCGGCTTGCTCAGCGCTGACGAGCGCCATCTTCTTCGCCTCGAGGAGTGCTGTTTCATTCCTCAGCTTCTCTACCTCCAGCTGTTCTCTTGTGGAGGCGAGCTTGAGGTAGTGGTTCACCGTGGTTGCCGGTGCTGTACCCTCTCGAAGCTGCTTCTCAGCGAGCTCAAGCGCCAGGTTGATCATTTGCGCTTCGCGTTGCTCTACAGTTCGAGCTGGTTTAGAGGGTGTTGCAGCCCTTTTACCCATAGTTGCTCCTTAGATAGAGGGCGTTTGGGGCCAATTGAGGGCTAGATTCTAGGGCCCGTTGTGAGCGAGACCAGCAGGAAGAAAGGAGCACACGAGAAACTTCCTGTGGGCCCTAGAACCTAGTCCCCAATTGGCTTTCCAAATATCCCTCCGGG